TTTGTTGGCAGCATTTGACAAACGCTGTAATTATTTTACAGATAAACGAGCGGATCCGATGATTTGTGAGGCATCCTTGCGCCTACTGACAGAGTTGGCGCCTAGCCCCCAGTCACCTGTTGAGTGGACACCCGATCTTTTCCACACGTGGAATGCCCAGTTTAAGCCTGAGAAACAGGCCCGCCATCTTAAGGTCTTTCCTCTGGTAGCTGATATCACTACCAGAGAATTTAGTCAAAAACAGATCTTTATCAAGATGGAGGCCCTTCTCAAGCGACATGACAAAAACTGGGCACCCCGCATCATTAACCAGAGTTCTGACATTCACAACGTAATACTCGGTCCTGTTATGCAGACGTGTACTAAACGTATTGTGAAGTTAATGTCACAACGGACGAATCCTGAAGACGGTCCTGTTTTTAGCGTTGCGTACGCTAAGGACACTGAGGACCTTTGTTCACACATACTCCAAGGCGGGGCGTCTGACGCCATGTTCTTGGAGTCCGATTTTTCCAATAATGACTCAACTCAGGTTAGAGATGTTGTGGTTTTGGAGGTGGAATGGTTGCGCCGTTTGGGAGCTCCTTTGTGGATCACGTCGCTAATGCTTTTGGCAGATTCTTATGTGGTTACATCACGTGAGTATGCTGTTAAAGGGCGTGTGAAACATCAACTTCCGACTGGCGCCCAGTCCACCACTTTCCGAAACACTTTGTGGAATAGTTCGATGGTTTGGGCTTTTGCTAACAAGCACAAGATTCGAGGTAACTGTTTGGTTCTTGGAGATGATATGCTTCTTCGTATTGACAATCCTTTTAGTCGCACCCCTCGTGTGATTAGACGTGAATACGAGTATATCACGAAATTGGCTTGCATGACTGCCAAGGTGAAGGTTCGTAAACACCTGTCTGAATGCGAGTTTTTGTCCAAACAGTTCATCATGACCAACAACGGCTACGTTCTCGTGCCCAAGTTGGGAAAGGCATTGGCGAGGTTTAACGTTAGGGCTTCTGTTAATGATGCCGTGTCGGATAGTAACTATTTGGCCGGCAAAGCCCTTAGTTATGCTTATGAATTCCGCCACATGCCTGTTCTCCAGCGTGCGTTCTTTGAACGGTTTGAGCAGTTAGCGGAAACGGTGGACGAAGTTACTTTTGATGGTTTGGCCTGGAATGTCAAGGGATCTTTTCTGCGCTACGGCGTGGAAGGGATCATAGAGCGGTTGAAGGCTCCTGCTTCAATCGCGACAAGAGATGACATGAATAGGTTCTACCATTATAAGTATTCCATGTTTGCGTCTGACGTGCTGGAACTTGTTCTGGCAGTGTTGTTTGGAGAAGATGACCTTGATGCCGGTGGCATTGTTCGCATTTGCGAGGACTTTTTGGATTGAGTCGCCCTTTGCCTACGTAGGTAGCGAAGTGGTATTGGTGCCCCCCCAGCAAATGGATGATTCTCATAGCGAGTTTAAAAAAAAAAAAAAAAAAAAAATCGGAAGAGCACACGGCGGAAA